TCGCAGACGCACGGCCCTTGGCATTTAGTCCGCCAGATGGGGACTTGCCCTCTTTGCGCTGCCAAGCTGGAGTTTTCATTAAACAATTCCACGGATATTTCGCCTGATAGGCGTATAACCCATTTGTTCTCTATGCGCTATGGCAAAATACCTTGCGGCATCGGCGTAGTGAGATGTCCAATCGTGGAACGGGTGCGTTTGAAATTCTTGGCGCTTTTCGTCGTAGTGCCGACGATACATTCGCAGTGCCTCGATGCCCTGCTTGCAAGTGGTCTTGTCGAACCATGAGCGCGGCAAGAGCATCCTAAGCGCCTGTATGCCGTCCATGATGTCCATGCGCGGCGCAACTTCGATATTCCGTAAGCCAAGTTCACTAAGGACTTCCAATCTACTCTTGCCCGTCCCTAGTTCTCTTACACGAACATCGTGCGGAAGGTAATGGTTGCCCCATACGTATGGCTTTTCCTGTAAGTGTTTTACATACCAATCGAGACCAACGCCCTCACCTTTGAGGCAGTCGATCCATCGTGTCTCACCACCATGCGCCTGAACAAACCAGATCACAGTGCTGTCCGACATACCTAAATCCCACGCGGTATGAACAGGAAGCGCGGGATCGTAAGGCACGTTTGTGATGCGGCCAGCCTGATCCATCTCGGAAAACTCTTTGCCGTAATATGCGCCACGAATAGCAGCCTCAAAGCTGCACTCGTATTCCTGTGCAAACTCTTCTTCGCTCATCATGCGTCGAGCGTCGTTAAGTTCCTTGTTGTCGAGCAGGCCCGTTTCGGACGCCTTGAGCATCAGACGCGACCAATCTTCGTCCTCCTCTGCGTTCTGCCAGAGGTCATAAAATACGTTCTTGCCTTTTGGCGTCCCGATGAAGATTGCCCAGCCTTTGCGGTCAGACAATGCAGGGCGGATGACTTGCGACCAGACCGTCGGGTTCATATCCCCAAACTCATCAAGAACGCAGCCATCAAGATAGATACCACGCAGCCGATCTGGATTGTCAGCGCCATAAATGCGGATACGAGCATTATTAGGCAACTCTACCCACAACTCGCTTTCATTGGCCTTTACGTTGGGCAGGAAGGCGCAAGCCTCCTTGATATATACCCACGCAATGTCCTTGGCTTGATTAAGCTGTGGCGCGATATAAGCGAAGCGCGGATTAGGACGTTTGCAGGCCAATGCTCTCCGCACAATCTCATTGACGCAGGCAACAGTTTTCCCAGCGCGACGATGGGCAACAGTTATCATCCATCGCGTCTTGCGCTTATGCAGCGGAAGGAATTGCTCGCGTGGTTGATAAGTGCTGACTAGTTCAATCTTCTTCATCATCTAGGCCAGGGTAACGAATGATGCCGATGTTAGCGTCGATCTGTAGCTTTGAAGGCTCGTTATAGCCGTGCATCGCGTTTAGTTCTTTAACGGCAGCGACCTTAACGCTTCCAGAGCTATCACGAAATGTCTGAACAAGAGCCTTCACGGACATTTCTCGCGTCCATAAAACCTTCTCCGCAAGAGTATTTCTAAGCTCCTGCACCCTTTCCGCTACCTTACTGTTTGTCATAAGCTCGGAAGCGCGGGCGTAGATCGTGTTGTCGGCCATATCTTCAGCATCATAAGCCGTGCGATAAGCATCAGCCTGCGTCATTCCGTCAGCGATTGCTTGAGCAAATGCTTCTTGTTTAGCTGTTAGCATCATCGCTCATTTCCTTAAACGTCTTTCCGCTCTCAGCGTGGACAGCCTCTTGCCCTGTGAAGTCCTGCCAACGCTTAATAATGACATCAACATATTTTGGGTCTAACTCGATTCCATATCCAATCTTACCCAACTTCTCAGCGGCAATGATTGTTGTCCCTGTCCCGCAGAAACAATCAACAACACCACGCGATCTATTTACGATGTCTCCAACGACAAACTCTGGGAGATGAACAGGGAATGTTGCTCCATGTATTTTGGAAAATTCATTGTTTCGCTGTGGCGGAGCAGAATAGACATTTGACCATTTCCCCTGCCATGATGCGTATGGAATTGATCTTGATGCATTCTCCTTTGGTGAAAACAGGAAAATCCATTCGTAACGCGACGACATAACTCCTGCGGCCATTTGTGGGGCAGCGTGTCCTTTATCCCATGTGATGATGTCAATCATATGAGATGAATGGTCTGCCATAAACTTCATCAATGGGCGCTTTGATTTTGCCAACGGCTGAAGATTAAAAGCGACAACATCACAATGCGCCATGCCGCACGATAATGCGCCCTCAATCAAATTGATGTAATCGCCATCAGAGGCGTTGTCGCTATATGTTGAATATGCAGATGATGCGTTTTTAAGGGATGAATTGCCGCTTAGCTTAATCGAGTCACCGAGATTGTATGGCGGCGATGAGAATGTGATAATCCCATCTTCAATCTCTAACTTATCCCAATCGTCCATGCTGGTTGCGTCACCGCACACAACGCGATGTCTTCCCAGTTGCCATACATCACCTTGCACTGTGATCGGCGTCTCCGGCGCTTCAGGAACGGCATCTTCGTCCGTCAATCCCTCAGTCGGTTCAGGCTCCAGCAATCCGTCCAGGAATTTATCGTCAAACCCCAGCAGCGAAAGGTCAAAGTCCTCTAGGTTTAGGTCTTCAATCTCAGCCTTCAGCATATCAACGTCCCACCCTGCGTTTAGGGCAAGCTGATTGTCTGCAATGACGAGCGCCTTCTGCTGCGCTTTGGAGAGGTGTTCGAGAGCAATCACTGGGACTTCTTCTAGCCCCAACTTGCGGGCAGCCATCAATCGGCCATGCCCTGCAATGATGGTGTTCTCTCCGTTGACCAGGATCGGGTTGGTAAATCCAAACTCACGAATGCTTGCCGCAATCTGGGCAACTTGGGCATCGCTGTGGGTTCTGCTGTTTGCAGCGTAGGGAATAAGATCCGCAACGGGAATATATTTGATGTTGATTGATTGTGACATAACAGGCTTTTACTCCACTTCCGCCTGGAATGCTATTTCGGTCCTGTGTCCATCTTTGTCAACTTAGCTAAGTTATTAGCTAACAATGCTGCTCCGCAGTCACACCAGGAACAATCATCGCCCCAACGTGTGACAGCGCAGTTTATGTGATGCTTAATCGTGCTTGAGTGTTCGCATGGACTTTTTGAAGCGTCCGCGTTCGTCTCGGTCTGTGTATGTGGCAATTTCTTCCTCCAGAGCTTCAATGCGTCCACCAAGAACTATAGCACAAATGCTATACCCAATGATAAAGCCTGCAAACAGGCCGCCTCCGATAAATGCTAGTTCAATCATTTCACTTCCTTCTTTGTCATTTCAAATGCTCCTCTCCAATTATCTGTTCCGCGATCATCGCTGCGTTGGAATTGCTTTAGATAGCTATCGGGGATTTTGTTGCCCCCATACCATGCTGGTTTCATTCCGTCTCTCCCAGTGCTGACCACGCTTTCCATGCGTCCTCATATCCGCAATCGCATGGGGTGTTATCTCCCCATACGCCTTTCAACATAATTTCGCAGTCATCATCGTGTCCTGCGTATCCGGCCAGCTTTGTTCCAACCTTACGCAGCCGCTCCACCAGCGCCTTGTCGTTGTCAGTCATGAAGTCATAACCTTTACGTCATACGCCCAAGATATAGCTTCAACCTGTTGAGCCTCAGTCATTGGGCCGTATAAGTGTCCGCTATCGAGAACAGCTTGGCACAGAGCCTTTGCTGACTCCTGCATCCCGTATTCGTAATGCTTTGGGCTGTCAGATCGGTCAGGCAAGCGGTTGATTGCTGGTGGCTTAGTCTGCCGTATCATGATAGCGTTCTTCACTTCACGATCTCCACTGGCTTGCAGCTTGAGACAAGAACGTGGTCGCCCGACAGCTTCTTTGTGCGCTCGATGACGATTGGCTTGAGCCACTTCAGGCGGAGATAGTCTTTATAGCTGTTCACAGTGACAACTCCCATGCCAGAGCCATTGTCATGCAGAAGCCGATGAAGGCCGAGCAGGCGATGCAAAAGATAAGTTCCTTGGTGTTCATTTCTAATCTCCCTTTCTTTTCTATTAACGAACCCAGCGTCCGCCGTTGGATGCCTTCTCAGCTTCGTATTCTTTCCAAGCGTTGAAGGCGAAGTTGAATGCAGCGTGTTCAGCGGTTTCAGCGTCGTATGGGTTTTCTCCACCGATCTGGGCGGCAGTGTAGCCACGAGCCTTTGCTGTCTGCTCAGACGTTGGCGCTGCATATCGAGCGTAGTTGCTGCCACGAACTGCTGTAAAGTGCATCTGCATTTCTAAATCCCTCTTCGTTGTCTATGAACGTATCTTTAGCGCCTAAAACGCATTGGTCAATACCTAGTTGTTATTTTTTTTCATCTTCCGTCGAAGGTTGCCAGCTTACGATGTCCCAATCGCTATTCCAGCCCCATGACTTCCAGCGCCACTTACTCGCTTCCACATTCCGTCTTATCTGATTGTTTCGGAACTTTATGTCCACGAACTCGTAAGGTGGCATCCTCCCCATATTTCCCGGCACGGCGACGAACCCAATCTATCTTGTTAAGAGTTTCCAGCGTGATACGATATTTCTTGGCAATGGCTAACCTTTCCTCATCGTGCTTGATTAGGTCAGCGTGGATGCGTTCAACATCACTTAGCTTTAGTGCTTTTCCCTTGGTCATTCCTCACCTCCACACCAAAGGCCGCATTCGGCATCATGGTCATCTTCAAAATCGATTGGTAATAATGGAGACGATTGCATCTCATTAAGCAGATCGACGTATTTTCGTTCTTTGTTAAAAGTTGCACCTGTTGGCTTGCTTGCTCTTGCCTCTGCCTCTGCCTCTGCCCACCAAGTGACCAGAGATGGGTCTTTCCGCAAGATGTCAATTAGCTTTGCCCTGCTTTTCAAAAAGCATAAATCGCAGTTTCCTTCGTGCGGTTTTAGCCCAAGATCAAAACCTTGCTTTGCCCAAAACTCGTTAACATCGCGTTGCCGCACCATTCCTGCCGCATGAGTTGCCATCGGCATTTTGTTAATCCAGGGCTGTGTTCCGTTTTCGTTTGCGTTAATAGCCTTGAAAACTCTGTGCATCTCGTCGCCACGCAGGCCAATCATATTCGTCCACTTCTTGTATCCATGCGATTGCATGAACCACTTCATCACTTGGATTTTAAGTTCCTGAGTGCAGAAGCGTGTGACGGCATTTGGAAGATAACCTTTCCGATCACAAAGAGCTTTGAATGGCTCTCCGTTTCGGCTGGCGCTGTTATATCCAACCTCCGCATATCTTTCAGAGATTGGCGTTGCGCGCCCCTCTTTGCCTTTTGGTCGATCAAGCCATTCCAGCCATCGGATATTTGCACCCCACCGCGATCCGCATTCGTGGACAAATCTCAGCGTCTCTTCACGCTCCTTGCCAGTGTTAGCAAAGCAAACGTGAATCTCATCTGGCAGTTTTCCATCGTATGCGTCAAGAACGTGCCAGAGCATATACCCAGACGTTCTTCCTCCGCTAAAGCTGATTAAGGCTGGGCCTTCGATGCGATAAGGATTGCTCATCTGCTGTAATCCAAATCAATGAACTTCCGGCCACGCTCATCAATCTTCACGAGCGCCTTGGCAAACGTGAACGTCTGGTTAAACCATGCCGCGTATTCATCCACGCCAGTTGGCGCTCCGCTCTCACCAGGTGTTGGCTTGGCGTATGTGATGATTTTATTTCTCTCCATTGATCTTCTCCACTTCGTTAATTCTGCGGCCAATCCAGTTCATCACGGGAACAGCCATTGAGTTTCCTAATGCCTTATAGCGTGGGCCATCAGGGCAATCTTCTTCTTGTTTGTTCCGCCAAGGGATGCGCGTGAAGTTATCTGAGAAGCCTTGTAGACGTTCGCATTCTATTGGTGTTAAGTGCCGTATGCCACTTTCCTCAATGACAAATCCTTCTTCTTCACGCAGGCATCCCGGCCCTCTTCTCGTAAGGCAAGGAAATACCCAACCAGACCCCTCTCTCTTCGTGATGATCTCTTTAGTATGCCCCTGCAAGCAGTGGCGCTCAAAAAGAACCGCTGCGGCACTGGCTGCATCTCCAAGACATCCGACAACGAACACACGGCGGCGTCTCTGGGCCACTCCGAAGTATTGAGCGTCAAGCACTCTGTAGGCGAACCCATACCCGAGTTCGACCAAGCCCCCGAGAATGGAACCAAAGTCCCGTCCTCCGTTTGATGACAAGACGCCGGGGACGTTCTCCCAAACCACCCATCTGGGCCGTGTTCTGTCAGCAAGCCTAAGAAACTCGAGCGCCAAGTTGCCACGGTCATCGCCCAAGCCTCCTCTGAGGCCAGCGACTGAGAAGGACTGGCAGGGCGTTCCTCCGACAAGAAGGTCAATTGGTCCATATTCATTTTCCTGAATTGTTGTGAAGTCGCCATGCAATGGGACATCTGGGTAATGGTGAGATAGGACGGCACGAGGAAACGGCTCAATCTCACTAAAGAAAGCTGGCTCCCAGCCCAGGGGATGCCAAGCAGCAGTCGCCGCCTCAATCCCAGAGCATACGCTTCCATATCTCATTTGTTGTATGCCCCTTCTATCAGCTTAACAAAGCTCTTCGGTTGGAGGAGGAAATCAAAGTCCGCCTTCCAGCCCCTATCGTTTTCTCCGCACAGGAACTTTGAATTGTAAATGGCTGCCATCGCAGTTGACCAATCCTCTGCGTCGTATTCCCTGATCCGCGCCTTGATCTGCCTCCGTCTGTTCTCTGTCAGCTTGACGATTTTAGCCAGACCACGATCCCCAGCCAAACTATTCCAAGCCTC